AAAGATTCATCAGTTGCTTCTTCATCTTTTGACTCTTCTTCTTTAGTTTCTTCTTCTTTAGAATCGTCTTTTGATGCTTCTTCTACTGCTTCATCTTCTTTTGACTCGTCTGATGCTTTTTCTTCTACTTTGTCGTCTTCTTTTTTGTCTTCTTTAGACGCTTCTGTAGTTTCTTCATCTTTTGAGTCTTTTTTTGAAGTTTCGTCTACTTCGATATCTTTGATATCATCTTCTAATAGACCTTCATAGATTGATCTTGATTTCTCCACAACGATATCATGGAAAATTTCTTCAGCCGCTGATCTGTCGTCAGCAACTAATTTTTCAAGCATTTGCTCGAACTTGCTTTTATCTGACATTATTTTTCTCCTATTAACGTTTTTGATAAGACTGTCATGTATTATTTAACACATTATATAAAAAATAGGTAGATAATGGGCCGATACAGCCCGTTTTGACGCCGATTTTACAGATGATGGCGTCTTTTGAACTCTTGCACAGTGATTTCACTGTAATTTGTATATTTTTTAAGGTCTTTAGCCTCAAAAACATTGGTGCCTTCTGGCACTACTCTTATATATCTCTTCAAGGAGTTCTTCTGTAGGATAATGCTGGTTTGACGATTCCAATTGCCGTGATAGGTAGCCACATCAGAATTCTTTTTGTAGTTGGGTGTGTCACCAAATATGTTGTTCAGTTTGCCTTGTTCTGTTCCTATGAAATCAAATCCCAAGATGTAGATCAATTGATGTCCATGTTTGCTTGCCAACCACAGTGCTGTGGGTCCTGATGACCATCCGAGGCTGGGTTCAAAGAAGTTTAAGCCTTTGTACTTTTTATATGCTCTGTTGGGATTTGTCCATACCGGCATTTGTTGTTGGGCATTTGCTGTGCAGATCTCATTGATCATCTTGGCATCCACTGCCACCAAGTAATCTGGTGTAAATGTTCTGTACACTGCATTGCAGGCGTACACTTTGCCTATGTCTTTAAGTGGTTCTAATGGAATTGGCTTGCGACTGAGACCATTGCCCAATACAAAAGCAACGGACATTTATTATACCTCAGGCTGATTAGCGGCGCCGTACATACTTCTCACAAACTCTAATTCTTTTTGTTGCTCTTCTTTGTGGAATTCACCGGCTTTTCTGGCTTTGTTGATCTGTTTAAGCGTCAGTCTTGTTTTGCGTGTGTCGTCTAAACCCATGATGGACTGATCTTCTGTGGCATCATACTGTTTCTGTTCACCTGGTTGGGTGGTAATTTGATCATAATAGAATAGTTCACGCAATATCATAAAAATATTTATGCTTAGGCGCCCGGAGTTGGAGTTCCACCAGTGCCACCTGTATCGCCTCCGCCTGCGGCTGGTGATGGTTGTTCTTCTCCGCCTGGTTCACCTGCTGGTGCTTCTGGTTCTGCTGTGTCCAAGTCTGCTTGAATACCTGCTGTGCTTACACCTGCACTTCTTAATTCTGTGGCAGACGTTGTGGGTTTAGCCTGCATGGCTTCATCATTTTCTTCTCTCCACAATCTTTCGTTTTCTGCCATCTCTTCTGGAGATAATCCTAAGAATCTTGAAAGAGCATATCGTTTGCTCACAAATGGTACACCAGCAATCTGTGTGTATGTTGAAATTCTTTGATTGTCCACTTCTGATTGTCTGTAAGAAGCAAAGTTCATTGGTGGTTGGAACTTGATATCAAACATAGCAGTATCAATGTTGACACCTTTTTCCAATAGATAACGTTTGAACTCTTGATTAAATTCATCTGACACTAAATTTTGTAATCTTTCACAGTATTTGTTGAATCTTAATTCTTGAATGTATGCTGTGCCTACTCTACCATCATTGTATTGGCTCTGTGAATCGTCTGCGCCTGTTGGCAAATAACTGCTTGGAATACGTAAACCTCTCAACAGTTTGTTGGTAAAGTATTTTAGATCGTCAATCTCACCAAGGTTAGTACCACCTGGCAGTGTTTCCACTTTAGAACCTCTACCTTCTGCTGTTTGTGGGAAGAAATAATCTTCGTTAATGGATAATGGATTGTACGAACTGTCAATTACATTGGTTCCACCGCCTGAGGCTGATGGAATACGTCTTTGATGTATTTCTGTTTTGACTCTTTCTACGAACTGCATTGCCAAGTGTGATGGCATATTACCCACATCAATATAGAACACACGTCTTTCAGGTGCTCTTTGTACACGATAGATAATGATTGCATCTTCCAATAATTCTTTTTGTTTGTAAACTTTAAAGATTGATTCTAACAATGAGTTTCCAAATGGAAAGTTGTTGTCTAAGCCTTCTGAAAGACTCAAGTGCATGATGTGATCTGAATCAACAGCAATTTCTCTCTGTCCTGTGGCAAATCTTGTGCCTGGTGAATCTTGATAGTTGGCTCCCACCATACCTCTTACGCCACCTGTTAAATATCCTGAACCACCGCCAGTCACATTGCCTGTGGTTTGATAAGGTGTTGTGGCTACTAAATTCTTAAAGTTAAAGTTGATGTCTCTAACAACGTACTGCTCAGGTGTTTTGCCTGTGCTTTCGTTCACAATTATTTTAGAAACTTTGGCTGGATCCACATGAAACAATTTTTTAGTTTCAGGATCTCTAATAAAAAACGCATCACCGTACTTGAACACATTACGAATGATTTTAAAAACTCTTTTGCTCATGTCATTCAACTTGCACCACTGTTGTAGATACTGCTCAATGATCTGTATTTCAGAATTGGTTGCTTTTTGTCTATAATCAAATTTGAATGGTGTGCCATTCTGTGTGTTGTTCTGTGTGCAGAACTCTGCTAGAATATCCAATGCCGCATTCACTTCAGAATCAAGATCCATCACATTGTATTGTCCATAACGTTCTATTCTGTTTGGAGCACCGCTGTACACATCTGGAAGATATGATGAATAGTTTGACTTGGCAGGTCCTGGCTTGCTACCTATTCCTGCACCCAACGGTGAAAACATGCCTGCTTGTTGTCCTTCAACAGGAACTTCTGTAAAATATTTTTTCCAACTCATTATGTAATTGCCTCAGATGGATTCTTTTTTAAATTTTTTCTTGTGTATTCTGTATTTTCCTGCATTACCTGTAAAATCTGCATCATAGTGTTATTTAACACTTCTAACTTATCGCTTGTGGTCTTCGAGGCTGTTGTTGTAACTCCTGTCATAGATGTGTCAAATTTTGCAAATGCATTTCCTAAATTGTCTAAACTAGTAGCATACATGTCTATTTTGTTTTTGTCAAGAGCATCTAGTGTGGCATTGATGCTTTTGGCAAAATTTTCTGGTCCTCCGCCAAAAATCTTACCAAAGAATCCGGTTATACCTGTGATACCAGTAGCACCTGCCATTCCAACCATTGCCAAAGACAACTGACCTGCACCTTTTGCCACTTTGGAAAGATTCTCGCCATCCACTTCACCAAATTTTTGAAGGCTTTCAGCAAAAGATCCTAATCCTTTGCCTGCCAAATATGCTGATGCTCCTACACCTGCTCCAAGGATTGCTATAACACCGGCAGTCACAGCCGCCCCTCCTAATATACTTGCACCTCATCTAGCAAATGCTTTTAAACCTGTTGCGGCCCCAGTCATCATTCCACCACCGCCTTTGCCCACAGCCTGGAGTACGTTCATACCAGGACCCGCCGCACCGCTGGTTGATCCAGCACCACTCATTAAACTTCGTGCCCCACCTATCATTTTGCCACCTATGTTACGAGCAATACCTAATCCTGCTTTACCAACTTTATAAGCACCAATTCCTAAACCTGCCGTGGCTCCTACACCTACAAGTTGGTTTAATACCGGCACTGCTTTTTGAATAGCCACAATAAAATCTGCCATACCGCCGATCACTATGGCAAGCACTCCTGCCATTTGGTCAAATATATTAATTACAGGTGTGAAAATATTAACAAATGCTGTTCTTAATTTCATCAGTGCCATATCAAACTGAGCCATACCTGTGTTATTTTTCGTTAACTGCATTTCTCTTAATTTTTCTGCTTCAGCAAATTTGTCCATCACGTTTGCGGCATTTTGAGTCTGGAAAATAAAGTCGAAATAACTTACACCTGCTCTTTTTTGTAGTGCGGTAATTTGTGCCATGCCTGGACCCATTGCTTTGGTAGCCGCGGCTTGATTTTTCAGCACATTCATCACTGCTTCAACCGATCCCGGTGATCCAGATTTAAATGCTCTCATGGCATCGTTCATGCCACGCATTCCTAGTATTCCTGCTTCTTGTTCAGTGAATGCTAAACCGCCTTGAGCAACAATGTTTTTGAAGTTGTCAGCCAGTTGAGGAGAGATAGTTTCCAACAGAGCAAAACCTTTGTTCATTTCTGCTTGTTGGTCAGCAGTCATTTGCCCCATTTGTAATTTTAATCTTTCGTCATTGGCTCTATTAACCATTTCTTGGGACAATGCTTCTCTGTTTTTGCCTGTCAATTTGGTTAGCACATCTAACTGATTCAAATAGTCGGCAGTGCCTGTAGCCAACTCTGCTTGGCTCATCTGTTGGGATCTTCCTAATTGAGTTTGAATTGACAAGTAGTCGCCTGCTCCGGCGGCAATATCTTCCATAGTGAATCCAAGTGCAGAAAGATTTTGAAATGTATCTCCCTGTCGAAGTTCTTCTAACACTCCAGCAAATTGTTTGGCACCTGCAGATGCATTGCCTCCCATCAGTGCTAAATTTTGTCCAGCCGCCGCTAAACCTTTTGCTAGAACATCAAAATCCAATCCTGTTCTTGCCGCAATCTTTCTCACATCTTCAATTTCTGCGCCAAACAGTGCACCCACTGTGGCTAATTGTCTGTACATTTTTACAGAATCTCCTGTGAGATCAAACAGTTCCGCAAAACCTCTTACACCTGCTCCCAACAACAATGGTAAATCTCTTGAAAGACTGCGTAATCCATTACTGAATTGTTGCATTCCTCCACTGAGCATATTGGTCACATCTACCAATGCGTCTAAAGATCGTCTGTATTTTCTTAATCTTTCCTGATATTCTTTTTCCCGATCCGCACGGGAACCCATGCCTTTGATCAACTGTTGTTGCTGATTGTTTTGACGTTTTAGGTTTTCTTCTGCTCGTCTTTGTTGGGGACTTTTGGTCCTTCCTTCTAATTTAAAGCCTTCTCGCAGTGCTTTTACAACTTCTTCTAGGGTATTTTCGGATGCTG